GAAGTTAGTGACGTTGCATGCTGATGAGAGTGAGACACCGCACAGCCTGACCATCTGTACATAGAAGTCAGTGACGTTCCGTGCCTCGTCTATACCTCGTAGCAAATGAGTGTCAAGGAGACAGTAGTCCACGAAGTCATCCCAGTGCTCGTACCATCCGTTGAAGACATCCATGCCCTCTATTTCCTCAGTGAGTTTGGACCCAAGCCCTACAGTCTCAGCGATGTCATTCAGTTTGAGGGAGGGTAGTTGTCCACCACCACTGTCCTTCCATACACGCTCGAAGCCTGTCCCACTAGCAGCCTGCGCTGCTGTATCAAACTGCCACCTGCCTACGATGGGCTGGTCGGTGGGGTCGTACCTGTCCTGCCCTCTTTTCATTTTACGTATGTGACCTACGGGACTAAGCCTCTGTGGATTAGGTATCCTCTCTATCAAGTGAGGTATGTCGAAGAAGGAACCTGCGTGTGCTATCAGCATGTCAGGGTCACGTTCCTGCAGGAACTCGACGAATCCCTCATGGAGTTCAGACTCTGAACCATACAACCTCAGTTCGTAGGATACGTCACGCACTTCACGATAGTACAAGGCGAGCCTGTCATCGTATGGGCAGTTGGTTCGTTCGTCTGCCCATGCGAACACCACTGGTGTGTCTAGGTCGCTGTCTATTACAGCAATGATGGTAGTGAAGCCTTCTTCGGGGTCTGCTTCTATGTCGAACCACCACTTGCGTGGCTTCCACTCTGGCATGACAGGCACGTTGTCTATCAACCACCTGTCTGTGAATCTGATGTCAGCCTCATAAGTGCGGTCAAATTCCTGCTTCATGCTGATGATATCGAAGGGTGATTCAACTTCGACCTTGATTAATGGAGTGCCGTCTAGCCCGGTAGCAGTTTCGTCTGTGATGACTGTGCCGGGATATCGGGTCAACAGTCTGCGCTTCCTGAAGTCCCCAGTGTTCGCAGGTATCCAGAAATATGGCTTGTAATGACTGTGACGGTCTTCGATTAACTGCCCATCTTCATCCCTATACCGAGTATATATGGTAGGTCTTTCGCTCGACGGGTAATACTCATCGACTATCATCTACTCACCCCTTTTATCCATCACGAGAAGAAGGTAGTCTTTCTCAACGTGACGATATATGGAGACGAAATCATTGGCGGTGTAAAGTTCTACTGGCCCTGTAGGTAATCCCCCAAGGATGTCGGGGAGCCATGGCCCATAGTGTGATGTCGCACCCTTTGCTGGGTCTTCATCTATGTCCATCGTGCAGTCCTCCATGTCTAGAGCAGTCGACATAGCAGCACTGCTCTTATGCCCTGCATCAAACACCAGCATTTTGTCCTCTACATTGAAAGTCATCTTGAATGGTACACCTTTCCCAATGACTTTTTCCATGCTTTTCACTTGCTGCAAGTCACTTCCTTGTAGACGTGCATAACATGTCAAAGGCTTACCAGCCCATGATTTCCAATGCTCTCGTCTGGCGTCCTCTATCAGCAGCAGTGCTTTGTTTGCACTTTTGTGAGACATGACATGGTCAGTAGTCGGTAATCTCAACTCAGTCTGGCCGCATATCAGGCGCAATGCACTATTCTTAGGCTGCCAGAGCGTGATGAGAGCATCTTGAGGCAAGGTCTTGATGAATGTCAGTACCTTGGGCAAGTCAGATATCACTATCTCGCCACTGTCTTCCACTGTAGCACTAACAGTAGTGTGTAGCAAGTGAGTAGGCAATGCCACTGTGCCAGACAGTGACATCTGCTGTGCAGTAAGCCGTAAATCACCCACGCCCGGCCCGAACCCGGTCAAGAAGGACGTGAGTGATGGCTTCCCTAGTTTCACTCGGGCGATTCCGTTCCCTCCTTAGAGCAGTACCCCGATTTTGGCGGCGCCTCGCATACGTCGTGTATAAGAACTTTTCGGTCTTCTTCACAATCACACTGTTCTGCGTGGAAGTCTTTACCGTGCAGGGTGTCTACAATTCTGATAAGGTCACTTAGTTTGTTGCAACGCTCGCAAGTCATCTCACTCCCTCTTTAGTTCAGGGAGTCCGTGCCACTTGTGGTCTGCATCGTCAAATGTGGTCATAACGAGTCTGGTCTTATTCAACATATTAGGCTGACTGCGGGATTTGGTGAAAGTGGCCTCATATCGAGTTTCGCCTGTTAAACGCGCCTCATCGTCTCTGACTGCTTTTGACCCCATCTCGATAATGGTGTGTAAGTAGTTAGCCGTCTGCTTTTCCCATCGAGGCTTCTTGTTGCCTGTCATGGTGCCTTCCTTGGTCTGTTCGTAATTCCAGTGCGTCTCGTAGTAGACATTGACACCGTGCCGGGTCAATTCTCTGCATAGGGACGTCAATTGGTGGAATCGCGTGCTGCGTATCTGCCAGTTGAACCTCATGCCCACTTTCTCGTGAGGGCTGATTTTAGCCCCTATGCCGTCTGGGGCTGTCCCTAGGTCCTCGATGAACATACAAGCGCTAGCCACTGAGTCCCAGAGGTCTACTGCGGTCACTAGAACCGTGTGTAGGCTCTCACCAGTATAGCCAGATTTGTTCTGAGCCTGTGCCCACTCCAAAGCCCTTCTGCCTATTGCCATCACCTTATCGTGTGTAGCAGGGTAGTTGTAGGCCGTTCTAGCCTCATCTTGCATTACCCAAGGATTCTGGCACTTGAACTCAGAGCGCCTATCTGCGTAGAATGCATCTCGGAGTTTAGCACCACCACCGTCGAAATCAATCACTAGGCAAGAATGCCCTTTAGGAATGCTATCGAAGACCACTGCAGTCTTACAGGTGCCGTCATCACCGACTATACCAGCGAAATCACCCGTGATGGGTGCCACTTCCTCAGCGAACCACTCAGTATTCTTTGGTGGCTCATGCATTGGTTGATGTATAGGTACAGGTTGCTTTGGGGCGGGCCCTAGGTCGTTTTCCAGAGACTTCTTCCAGTCTTTGGAAGCCTTCTCGACACTGGATTCCTCCTGTTGCTCCTTTTCCTTGAGAGCCTTGAAACCGCTCATTGGCTGTCACCGCCTAAGGAGGTCTTCATGGTGCTGAACTGGTCTAGGCTCGTATCGCCACCTTCACCCGCCGGGATAGCCAGTCGAGGGGGGACATAAATTCCTGTAGCCTTGATGTTAGGGACTTGGCCGTCATCAGTCGCTCTCACGCCTAATCTACCGAAAATGTAGACTGTCGACTTGATTGCGTAGGGTTTCCAGCCTTCACGACCCTCGTAATCGAAAGCGTGACCTTCTGCACCTAGTAAGCCATGCACACGCACTGAAACTTCACGTCGCCACATGTCGTTGGCGAATTCTCGCTGTAGTGCGAAAGACGATACTCGCATAGTGAAATCCTTACCGTAAGGGTCGTAATCTGTATCATATCCACTTCTGTTAATGTCAGTCACCTTCCCTTTGATGCAAACGAGAGGACCGATTGGGGTGTCATAACCCGGTATGGTCTCAGACTGATTCTGATACACTTCCATCAGTTCAGTTAAATCGCCCACGTAGCAGTCTAGGCCTGCCATCAGAATCTCGCCTTTGAGATATGCTCTGTCGCTTTCTTCTACAAAGTCATCAGTGTAAGTGATATTCTGGAAGAAATTGTTACCTGCTCTGTAGACGTCTTCCCAGCCTTCGTTCACATTGTCTGGTTGTGGCCTCAATTGTATTTTGCAAGCCTGCCCTATTTTGACAATCTGAGATACTTCTTCCTCAGTCGAACCTCCAACGTCAATGCGTATGGACTTCATCTCATCAGCGTACATCTGAGGCTCGTTCCCATAGAACCTGTAAGTCCTGCTCCATAGAGATGGTGCGATGGGTTCACCATGCCTAGCCCAGTCTGGGTTGTTCTGTAGCAGGCACAGCGTCATGCCACTATCCCTGACAAGGAACCAAGGGTCCTCTCCCTCGACAAACCTCTCTTGGGTGGAGGCGACAATGCCGTTGGCCTTCTCTAACATCCACACGCCGTTCTCAACGAAGGCTCGGGCTACGACACCATCATCAATGGCTTTGCTGAGGTCAGAACCTGCTTGTGACAAAGCATTCAGCCTCATCTTCTCTCTCTTGTCACGCATTTTGGGCTCCATGGCTATGAAGCAGCCTACCCACTCTATGGCGTTGCCACCGGGGCTCTGCATGACTCTTCTTTCAACGACGAAAGTCTCAGCAGCATCAACTAGGAAGTCTTCATCTTCTTCGTTCAAGTTGACTATGCCAAGATGTTCTTCGATGTAGTCAAGGTACTGCTTAGCAGCCTCGTCTTCTGATACACTGTGTTGTTCAGCGTACCATCTTAGCCTTTCTTGTACTTCTTCTGGTATGTTCTTCATTTCACTCATTTTATTCACTCTTCTTTGTGTCCCATTGAGAAGAGAGGCTACCCACGAACCAGTCAATGAAACCCTCTTGTGAGAGGGGCCATTGATGGGCGGCTAACACTGCATCTCCCCAGATGCGGGAATAGTAATGGAACATGGGCGGTGACATATCAAGTTGTCGCACCTTGTCATGTAAATTATTGAGTAAGGCCAGTTTCGAGTGTGTTTTGATGGACAGCAATTCCCTTCTAAGGGATTCCCAATCCCCTCCCATTAGGGACAATGCAGGGTCTGAATAGACCTTGGCCTCGTTGCCGATTGCCTCCTTCAAAGAATCGAAGTCCCCATTGACTGAGTCTACTGCCATGCTTATTCTCCTTAAGTCGCCATTATATGCATTGCATGTCTCCACGGCTAGTGATTTTGCCCAGTCTGGGAGAAACATTCTAACTTCTTCGGCATTGTAAGGCCTGAATCTGCAAGTGTAGCATCGTGAGCGTAGCGCGGGGATGATATTGGCTTCGTCGTTTGCTGTCAAGATGAAAAGCGCGTGCCCGGTCTCTATTATTCTCCTAAGGGCGTCTTGGGCTTGTTTTGTCAGCCCATCTGCCTCATCTAAGAGTATGATAGTAAAGTCAGCATAGCCCCTCTGAGTGGCTACTTCTTTTACGCGCGTGCGTATGAAATCAATACCACGCTCATCTGACGCATTGAATTCATGGAGGTCGGCTTGTATCGCATGCGCGATGGCGTGCGCGGTAGTGGTCTTACCTGTACCCGGTGGCCCTACTAGTAGTAAGTCCGGGATGTTCCCATCATCTACTGCACTCTTGAGTGCGGCGAGGGGGTGTTCTCGGTCATGTACCATCTGTTCTAATCGCATGGAACCCTAGGTGCCAGAACCAAGACTATAAACATTCGCAAGAATATTGTTTTCTTTCTTAGTTCTCTTAATAAGAATCCAATTCCGATATTATGGACTTCATTTCTTCGTGCCCCATTTTTCGTGCAGATGTCACGTCCATTGTAAGCAGGAGTTTCTGTAAGTTATCTCCGTCTTTCACTGCCTCCCAAACAGGCTCTAGGAGGGCGAGCACCCTTCTTATTTGCTTGACATCCCTCAGCACCCTGCCATGCACCCCTTGTGATGCTAACCATAAATTCAGTTTCGGCTCATCATTCATGCTAGTGTAGACCTTTCGATGGACCGTATAACCCAGTTTCGTCTTGGGGGCGAAGTGAATACTGGCCTGAAAACGCGCGTCACGCGCGAGCCATGCTAAGTAGAAATCATCGTGCCTGTCCATGTCCATCAATACTCCATAGGTCCCCATATTGCATGACATCGCTCATGCCTTTCTCCGTTGTCAGGCTAACTAGGTATGCACCCTCTAATTTGCCTTTTCTGGCTCTGAGAGCATGGAAAGAGCCAACTAAGGGGGTCTCCAAGTCTGTCCACACGAATTTGCTTGTTGCGTCTTTTAGGATTGGGTTCTGCGGCACGTCTGTTCGCTTGATGTTAGCGTGACCAACGTGGATAGGGTCGAATCCGTCCATTGCTGCAAGTTTCAGAGAAACCCATATACCATCTGACTTGACTTTCCCTGCAGTTATCAGAAGCGGCAGTTCATACACTCTCCGGGGGAGAATGAAACCTCCTTTGTGCTGGCTGTGTATGTGAGGTCTAGCCCCATCCAACAGTCTGAGCACTTCTCCTTCTTCTAGGCTTTCGCACAATTGTCGTAAATGTTGACCATCTTTGACTTTCTTAGGTGCTACTGCTCTATCCGAGTACGCACCACACCAGATATCAGGCTCATCGTCTGTATGTAGCCATTCTAATACTGCACCTTCCTTATCTACCAAGGCTACACAGTCGCCGTCATATGTAATGTGCGCTTCTCCTTTCACTAATTCCCCTTGACTGTCATATAGGAATGTCTCCCCTTGTACCTTGTGCGCGTAGTATCTAGCACCATTGCTCTTCTCGTAGTAAGTATCCTCGAATGGAACACTCCAATAGCGCCATGCTGCAAACGATGGAGCCTTGAAGGGATGACCGGGTTCTATGGCGAAGTTGTCTGACAGAGAGCCTTCGAGTGCTTTGCTAAGGACGGTCTCCATAGGCTCTACCGCGAGAGCGCTAGTGAGCCTCTCTGGCGAGTAGCCAGTGCCGTGCGCTATGGCTCTCATCAACCTCTTTCTCGGAAGCGCAGGCGCGTCTCCTAGCGCTCTACGCCAGAGGGCATCTGCAGAGATAGCATCCATTCTCCCCATCACTGTTTTGATGCTCACACCCTCTTTGAGAGAGGCCATCGAGTCAAGCGCTTCTGGTATTGTTACGCTCACATCACATTCAGATGGAGATTCTGACACTAGGGTGGGGATTAATGGCTCTCCCTCCAACGATTCAAATTCTTCTGGGAATATGCCGTAGTCATGGTGTATGGCTCTCATCACTTGCTCTGGCTTGAGCAGAGCAGGGCCGTACAACAGAGCGCAGAACTCATCCAGCGACTCTCTATTACTACAAAGGAATTCATGGAGGATTTTTTCCTGCTCGCGCGGGTTGCCTTCGGCTGTCTTTACAGCAGCGATGGCATTTGCGGCTTCATCCAACCTCATAGACTGACCACAATGAGTCTAGTCTATGAACTTCTTGGTTCTACTCTGTATAGTATGCAGCCTCTAGGTGCTTTCTTCGGCAACACAGACAGCCATTCGGGCGCATGGTCGCGTATGTTTTGAAACACGTTAGAATTGAGGTCAATGTGATTTCCTAGCCCCTTTCTAATATCACGCGCGACATAGTCTCCCGGACCTGCTTCCTCTAACCAGTCGATGATGCGACCTATGATTTGCTCCTTGTTCATTGGTGGGTTGTCTGCCCAGTAATCGTCTCTCAGAGACCATGTCATCATAGTGTAGCGGCCAGTGATAGCGCCCTTCGTCTTCACTTCCCCGACTTGCTTTATGTCGTTATCCTTGGCTAGTACATTGCCCAATTGTTGCATCGTCACACCCCACGTCATGGTGTTATTGATGTGGTCAAATATGGCCGCAGTCGTTTGTTCTTGTTCCTTATCCAGTAGGTATTGTTTCACTTTCTGTCTTATACGGGTTGTTCTCACTCTTCTTCCTCCCCTGCGTGTAGTCTACTGAAGGTACAGTAGGTTCCGCGCATGTGGGGCGGGACGGTACTCCCTTGAAAGGTTGTCCCTAGATGTTGGTCATTTCCATACTTCCATACTAGGGCTGGCTCAGTCTCATCCACTCTTGCTATGATTTCCTCAGTTGATAACGCACGCGCGACCCAAGTCTTGCCGTCATGCTCGTATATCCAGCGATAGAAATTGGTGTCGCCTGCAGCAAGGTAGTAATCATCGGGACTGAGGAAGAGTTCTTCCTCGCACTCGCATGTTACAGATATGACCCATCTGTCTTGTTCCATGCTATTTCCCTCTTCATCGACATATACCGTGTTACCCATCTCTTTCCATCGTACGTTTTCCAAGTCCATATCTACTACATGCACCTCTTTGCAGGCAGGACATACCCAACCTTGCACTTCATTTTGGATGGCCTCTGCTGCTGCTTGGGGGTCATCGGGGATGATTTTCGCTGAGTCAGTCTTCAGATGCCAACCAATGGTTTCTATGATAGTCTGCACTCTCTCTAATGCGAGATAGGCCCTTTCAGTTCTCGTTAGCAACGTGAGTTCTTCTTCACCAGTCTTTCTGAAGGCCATTTCGCCTTCCATCCAGTCTTGGCCTACTACAAGGCCATTTACGACCTTCTTAGTCCATTCTATATCGTCTTGCGTTGGTGTCCATGTTTCATTGGAAGGCATCTGTCTCACCTCTCGACGGGGCCGTGGTGTACCATACAAATTCTTCGCATGATTTGCATGGGTAAATCCAGAATTCTTCTGTGCAGATTATAGCATCAGAGTCGTTTATCTGACACATGCATTTGTGACATGCCTTTATGCTATGCTTCCACTCTATATTCTCGAATGGAAGAATCATGATGACTTCATGAGGTTTATTCTCTGATTCGAGCATGTGAGTAACGACTATGCCGTTTTTCCATTGGTAGTCATTACCTAAATCTGATACTTCTATAGTGAACGCTTCCAGAGTCTCGTCTGTCATATCGTCAATCATTCCTCTTCCCCCACTAGTGTGCTCAATCGCTGCTCAGTGCGAGAAAAGATTGGTATTGGTCGAGACTCCACCAGATGCCCCCTTTCTCGGTGTAGCGTGGGGGTGACGAAGTTAGCGGTAGAACCGCATCTCGTACAATACACGTCTATCTGATGAACATCAGTTAGTGTGCTCGTTATATTTCCTATCTCCCACGTATGGTCAAATTGGCTACATTCCATGAGTGTAGTCATCAGGACTTTCTGGTTTTCCAGAATCTGGGCTTTCTCTAGTAATTCTCTTGTTTGCAATTCAATTGCGTTCATTTTATCTGTTATTTCTTTCATTTCTTCTTCCTCCTTTCCATATTCCTATGGTATGTTTCCCATGTCATTCCTTCGTCTTGTGTGAAGAATTGCCATAACTTGGCTATAATACTCTTCATCATCTATGTCTCTCCTGTACTGCATTGTGTCTCATTCTATCAAGTTCCCACCATTCTTCTTCCGACACTGCATCTTGATGATTATCAGGCAAGTGCTTGACTCTCTTGGAGAGCATGGTTCTCATGACAACTGCTATGTTGTTGCAAGCAGTATCAAAGCGTTTTGCCGCGTGCTTGTCTCGATAACCAAACTTCACAGTCTTAGCCGCGTCTCTGTGCCCTTTGTCTAACTCAGGCACTAACTTGCAGTATAGCCTGTCCAGATGGATGTGGTCTATCGGCCTCCATCCATCATACAACAATATCTTGAGTATTTCATACTCAGCATGCTTCACGCTCTTGGCTTTCGTTATTCTTTCTACATATTCTTCCCTTATTCGTCCACTCATAGTCTCAGTCTTCCTTTTAGTAGAGATGCTGCAACCGCCTCAGCGATTGCCATTTTGTCTTCCCCGTCATCATCTAGAGCGGCTTTGACTACTGCTTCTTTGCCACTCACGACTTTGTCGAAGTGAGTATCTACAGTATCCTTAGCACTCAAGACTACCTTGTGACAGATGGCACTCTCCTGTGTCAGTCTTCTGACTCGAGCCGCCGCCTGCTTTTCGTGTGCTGGCACCCACTGCCTCTCTACGAACAATGCAGTGTCAGCCGCGTCTAAGTTCACTCCTTCCTTCATGGTTAAAGTGCTGCAAATTAGAAATTGCACATGGCCTTGTTGGAATGCTGAAATTATTTTCTGCTTATCCTTATCTGCTGTAGACCCTGTAATCAAACCAGAGACAGTCTTGAGACCCCACTTCGGACATCTCAGTCCTTTCTCGAGAGAACTCACTACGTCTTTATGGTGAGCAAAGATGACTAACGGCTTGCCTGTTTGTGTGTAGTAATCAATTGCCCAGTTCACAGCGATATCTATCTTGGCTCTACCAGCAGCGTGTCTCAACTCCGTTAGGATGTTCAACAGCATACCGGGTGGTAGTGAGCCAGACCCTGTCGTTCTGTAATACTCCAATTGCTCCATGCAAGTGTTATAGGCCTCACCGTATGCTTTGTTGTCGATTTCTACCTCTAGTATCGTTTCTAACAACTCAGGCATCTGTTTGCTCAATCGAGGGTCATCCATGGACCTTCGCAGCATGATATCTTTCAATAAGTGATTGAGAGGAACAGTGTGTCCGTCTTCGCTCATCTCTATGTTACTGGCTCCATTGAAGTCCCAACCATAGCCGTTGTGGATAGCACCACAGTATTTCTTCCCGAAAGTGAAGAAGTTGGGGAACGATTCTGGTTTGAGCATATTCAGAACAGTGAACAACTCTGATGGTCTATTCAGAATTGGTGTCCCTGACATGCAGATGATGCCTTTCACTGTGGGTGCCATGGCGATGATTGTGCTTGCTTGCGTCCTCTGTGATTTCTTATTCTTTAGATTGTGGCATTCATCAAAAACGATGCACTCGTACCCTAGGTCAAATATTTCGCTATACCTATGAGGGAGCAAGTCGTAGTTGATGATGGTTATATCTGCATCGTGGTGAGTGTCCTTGTCTGACATCTTTCGACCATAGATGACGCTCGCCTTCAAATCGGTCCACTTCGCTACTTCATTGGCCCAATTGACTTTGACGACTGAGGGGCACACTATGAGGGTCTTTCGATACTGGCCACCAAGCACGCAAAGTAAAGCCTGCAATGACTTACCTAACCCCATCTCGTCACCTAGTAGCAGTCTCTGCCTGTTTCCTGCGAGATACATATGTGGAGCGACCCATTGATATGGCCTGACTTCTTCCATTTGCGTCAGTCCAGCCAGCCACATATGCTCAGCGTCGATGGCGCTACTGAGTAGCACCCTCTCGGCCATGACTTCGTGTGCTTCCTGCACTTGGGGTATGGCTCTAATCGCCGTGGCTAGTGCCTCATAGATTGGTTCTACGGCATGAGCAACTTCCATACCTGCTATGAGGGGTATTATCCATTCCTTCGTCCTCTTGTCAAACTGTGCTTCACCGCAAGATTTTACTCCCGCGTTGATTTCTGCGTAATTTGGCTTGTAAGGCCATCTCATTCTCAACTTCTGCCCTCGTACTGTGATTTCGATATCTGACTCTTCTTCCGTATATTCCTTAGCCTCCAAGCCCTGATAGTGATAGCCGTAGTCCGCAAGTATTTCTAGAGCAGTGTCTAAGTCTTGAGGGCTGTCTCGCACTGACCATGCTTTCTTATTGCCATCCCACTTGACACCCGGAAAGCCTAGACTGCTTTTGAGAGCGTTCTTTGCTTTCTCGTCGTATGGGAACTTGAGTGCCACTCTGGGGCCATAACTGTCTCTATACCTTTCCCAGTTCATGCTCTCACTCCAAAACGCTCTCTATGGCCACACGCACTACATTCTAAGACTGCTTTCTCTTTGTGATACTTGCGTCTACTGGACATTATCATCTTGAACGTACCTCGTTCGTTGCAGGAGGGACAAGTCAGGCTCGTCATAAGGACTCACTCCAGTGTTTCTCTCCTTTCATTCTAGACTCTGATACTTGCATGGCCCTGTCTGCCTTCTGCAGGTCTTTGTCCGTACCTCGAAATATCTTCATGAAACCTTTCATTGCCTCGATGCTTCTAATCCCCGGAGGAGGTGGGGGGAGGAACATTGCGTCCTCCACATCCCACTCCATCAGGTCGTCTGGGAACTCAGAGCAGACAGTCACATTGTGCAGCCCGCTGTGGAAGTTTCCCGCTAGGTCTTGGATTTTACCCATTATCCATCCATGACCCCTATTGCATTTAGCACCGTTGCAGAGGCAAGGACCCATTTCTTCCGCCTCTTTTTCAGCCATGCTATCACTCGTACACACTAGGAGCGACTTCTATCCCATCCTTTATGCGATAGGCATCAATCTCTCTCTGCCATTCAGCGAAGTATTCTAGGTCTCTGATTGAGATTTTCAGGTGGTCGTGTGGCAAGCGCTCATCGGAGGCAATCTTCTGCCACAACTCAGGCCAGTATGATAATGTCAGTGAGTTGTCACTTAACTCAAACATGTCCCACTCTCTCTTTCCTTCAAAGATGTCACACTCTTTTTCGTAAGCCTCGCGTATTTGTTGCAGGCACCCACATGAGCCCTTGAACTCGCCTCGGTACCGAACGTTGTTGCTGTTGCTGTCCCAATCTGGCCCTACGAAGCCGAAAAGTTCTCCACCACGCCCCTCGTATTCACCGGGGTCTCCCCAAGCATACTCTATATCGTCTGGGTTTGCTATCAGATACTCAATCGCATGGTCGTACTTGTCTTTCATTCTGGTTGGCTTGTCTGTTAGCATTCTCAAGCCACCTCCTCTGCAGGCTGTATCAAGCCTAAGTCGTGCAAGATACCAACAGCCTCGGTCTTAATCTCATTGAGGCCAGACAGGCCTAGTTCTCCAGACAGCAGACCATCGATTATCTGCACGATGTTGACTGCTTTCTGCCCTGTTTGTAGCCTCGCTTCGTCCCAGATAGTCTGACTTGGCTCTGCCACAACGGGCTCTTCTGGCTGCGTTGCTTCTTTTGCCGCTTCCACCCATGCTGGCTCTTCTACAGCCTCAGCGGGTCTCATATAATAGCCCCTTCTGGTCTGGACTAGCAACCCACTCTTCAGATAGTCGGCTATGTTGTTACTCACTACCGCTGGCAATTGGTCCCTCTTGTAGGATTTCTCTGGCATTAATTTCAGATAGCCCTTCTTCTCCCTTAGTTGTTTTTCATTCATTTTTATTTTCCTTTTACTCATTTTTTCACTTCCTTTTTTTCTTTTTTGTACGTACCTTTGTGGGACGAGAGAGGACGGAGAGAACACACGTTGAACGAACGCTGCCTCGCACCTCATTCACCTCTCTCGCCCCGTAAGGTGCGAGTTTCATAGCACGGCTATTTCGTGCTTCTCTGTGTATAGAGGCATTTCAGATACCTCTCCTAGATATGAAGGCTTTGCTTCTAGCATGCTCTTCACATCATTCTTATGACTAATATTCATTTTACCATCACTGTCCCCTAATACAATTGCAGCATTTTTTAGAGCAGTTGTTGCGTAGTTTGTAAATAGTTGATTGACCTTTTTTAGTCTATTATCCATCGTATCAAATCCTAAGATAGAGCCTTTTAGTTCTCTCTTGTCGTCGTGCACGGTAGGCTTGTGCGTAATTGCACCTGTCACACACTGAAGCAGATGGTAGAGAGTGTTCTTCTGCTCTCCCTGTACCGAGACGTATGATAGCGTTGGTTGCTTCCATCCTTGCGTGACAGCCAAATCCATGTGACTCCGATTGACTTGGGTTATGAGACCAGTATCCTTGTTCTTCACTACTCGTGGTGGTGTCATCAGTCCGTGTTCTTCCATAGCGAATAGTATCCTATCCATCATCTGAATGTCTATGGGTATCCAAGACATCAACTCGGTGTTAACCAGCCACTCATTGAGTTCTGCTGTCGCATTGACTAGGTTGAGTCCGAATTCGTCCCAGTCCACATCCGCCATGACCCCTTTGGTGTGTCTCATCTTCAAAGCACTCTTGATGCCACCAGCGACTGCTAGATTCTGGCAGTACACTCTCATAGCAGTACCATATGACCCGAAAGAGCCTCTCCCATCGAGAGAGTTGTTGATAACGAAGCCGAACTTGTAAAGCCCCTCTAGGTTCTGTGAGGCTTCACTCAGGCTGTCAGTATCTAGGAATGACATACCCTTTTCTTTCATTCTCTCTGCGGCTTGCTGCCTCAGTTGGCTGGCTTGTGTGACATCTAAGTCTACACGGCACTTAGCCCCTTCATTCCACGAAGTGACTGACGTCTTGATGCCAGACATCTCTCCGTACTTGACTATCGGCCCCACCCAAGTAGGATGGCCTAGTGTGAAGTACCTGTCGCTAACGCTTCCTAGTAGAGCACCTGCTGGCCTCTTCTCGTCCGCTAGCAATGGGTTGAATATTGACCAAGAGTTGGCGCTGCCGTCCTTCTTGTTCACTCTTATCGACTTGCCGTCTATGTTGACGTGATTGGGTAGGAATGAGGGTGTGAAATCCCAAGGCGCTGTCTTCTTGACACGCCCTCCTGCTAACAAGGCACCGTCCCATGCCGGTTCGTCATCTATCCAAACTGGTATTTCAACAGGCTCATCACCATCCACTACTGTCACGTCTGTATGCATCTCCTCTACCTTTGAGACAATTTCTTCAGCAATATCACTTACTGATTCCATAGCGGACATGTACTGCTCGATGTTCTTGTCATCTGCTCCTTGGTCTACCATATCGATAAGAGAGTGGTAGTATTCTCCTTGCTCACTTTCCTTCTCGAACGGCACGCTTGGCACCCTGACTCCCTTGAAAACTAACTCCGGCCTGAATGTCCCAGCACCAGTTTTTAGTTCTGATACTTGACAAAGCCAATGCTCAATTTTGCCCTCCCAATATACTGGAATTTGCGATGTCAAAGATGCAAACGGTATCTTGACTTTGCAATCTTGTCCTACTTTGCCCATATATTTTAGTTCGGTGACAGCGGGACTTAAATGTGCCACTTCTTTCGCTAGCAGTCCTATTTTGTTTTCGTTATTTTCACTCATTTTTTCTTCCTCCATTTTCTGGTTTGCTGTAATTTAAAGATTCAGCAGGCATCTTATAATTGTTGGGCTGTTGCAAAGGAAAAACATCAAAGTTCACGTGCCTTTCCTCCTTCTACGTAACCGGGTGAACGGGGTGCTTTCTCATCTCCCCACCACTGCTCTTGGTTGAACATCTCCCATAAGTCCAACAAGGCCATGTAGTCTCCCTCGTTGTAGTCTGGTATCGTAAATATCGTACCGCTTTTCATGTGTAAATCCACATTAAAATTTTCCCTGTTGGGAAGGTGGCGGACTATCGCTACCACCTCAGTCATTACTATCATTGCTTCTCCTGTTTGTGTTCTTGTTCTTATGTATGTCATTCTTCTTCCTCTTTTTTTGTCCCATGTATTTTTTCGTACCCCCATTGTTTCAAATCTTCTTCTGTCCACGGCGTTCTCATTTTTATTACATCTCCCACCAATTGATTAATGCACCGGGGACAAACCATGCCGTGAGATGTAGTTTGTAAAGTAATAACACCCTCAGTATTACTACCTCCTTCTCTGTAACAAACTACGCATTTCATTTCATCAATGCCCCTAAACTGTCGTATTTTTCATAATAATACTTGGGATTGTAAGTCTCCCAATATACTGGATGAGGTGCATATTTAGTCTGCCATATACTTGCGGGCTTCAATGTGCTGACCGCCTTCTTGGTATTCTCTTGTTGTTTTTTCGTCAGCATCAACCGCAAGTTAAAAACGCCTTCCCAAGTTTTGGTGCTTGTCCCTAAACCAATCATTCCTCTGCCTCCTTGTCTAGTATTCCTTCCTCGTTTCCATACTCACTCATGTTGTAGCAGTAGTCTGAGCAGTATGTCTCTTCGCTTTCTTCGTCACAGTATATGCATCTCATTCCTCTTCCCTCCGATTGTACCGATTGTCCTTGCCTTCTATCATCTCTATGGAATGGAAATACCATATCTCCCACCACTCAGCCATGCAGTCAGCCTCTTGGCACTCCACACGAATACCTCCATCCTCGAATCGGTCTACGTATGATATGTCGTCACTATTGCAAGTGGGGCATCTAACTGGTTCTGTCTCAGTCATTCCTCTTCCTCCCAATACTTCATGGAATGATTGTGCAAGGCTATTTGCATACCTGTCACTTTCTCATTATCCGTTAGGTCATTTGCATAGACCATTTTTACCAGACTGCGCATGAATTTGTGATGCATCTCGACTATGTTAACGAGCAGAGTTTCTCTCTTGTTCATTCCTCTTCCTCCTTCTTGTATAGGCGGTCTTGTTCCTTGGCGTACTCCAATGCCCCTTTCACTAGTGCCTCCCACTCCTCTTGAGTGGGTATCTCATGCAGAATCTCATAGTCATCCGGCCAGACCATCCCATCAGACACAATCTGTACGGCGAACCAAGCGTTCATGTCGATGTCCCAGTCGTTGTATCGTGGGTCTTGACATGACTCTCCAGAGTACGCATGACCTAAGTCCTCGTCCGTGAATACACCACAGGCATTGAGGAAGTGGGTCGCATCACCATGTCCCTTGTAGTGGCAGTTGATTCCATCCACCTCCTTGTGAACTGTTATCATCGTCTTCCTGCTCGGTTGGTATGACGCTCGGAAAGTACCGCTTCGGATGAGGCATATCGTGTATTTGCCCTCCGTGTGAGATACTACGTCCTCACGGCTACTGTACCACTCGGGCAGCCTCTTCTCTACCGTGTCTAGATTCATTCTCTCACCTCCACTAGGAAGTCCGAATGACGCTCGGACTCGTATCCGCATTGACATGAGATAGCCTCGTAATACAGTTCATGATATCTCTCGTCATCAGGCTCTATATTAGCCCCATCAAAGTAGACTCCGTAACCAACAGTACCCTTATGCCATACTGTGAAGTCGCCTTCGTCCTCGGTTCCGCATTTGGGGCATTTCATCTTCTTGGTCATTCCTCTTCCTCCGCATCTTGCTTGATGGCCATGTCTATCCACTCAAGGAAACCTTCCTCGTCATACTCGAAGTCAGGCTCTCCGCAGTATTGTTCCATCCATTTATCTCCGTGAGGCACAGACACAATCAAGTCGAACCATCGAGTCATATCGATGTCCCATCCATCCTCGTTCTCGTAGTCCATGATTTCCGCTAGTTCCTCGTCATTCGTGATGCCATGTTCCACCAGCCAATGCTCTGCTGAGTCAACGGTTTTGATGTAGTCACCATTTGGTGCGGTTGCTCTGAACGTGCCATTGGCAATCACCTCGTATAACTTGCCGTTGGCCTGCTTGGACACTAACGTGCCAAAGTCAAACCACTCGGCTGAATTGCGTGTCGTTGAATCACGTGTCATTCCTCTTCCTCCAACCATCTTGATGGAATTGGATATTCCTTGAGTAGATACTCAAAATGCTCACAGATAGCCTCATGCTCGTATGACCAATCATGCTTACTGTCTATTCTGTCACAGTAGTAGTCCCACATTTTCTTAGTCAACCACTCAGGCCATGACTCTCCGTCACCATACTCCCACCAAGCGATGACTATCTGCTCGTCATCGTCCTTGGGAAGGTACTTCTTCACATCTCCGACTCTCATTCTATCACCTCATCCACCTCAACATCCTCGACCTCGTAGTTGTAGGCGCTGCAATAGTCACCATTGCCGAGTCTCTCCTTCTGCTCATCGTAGTTCAGACCCATCAGATAGGCTTCCTCTTCGTCCTCCGCCTCCACCTTGATGGTGAAGGTGACTGTCTTCATCACTAGGTATTCCTTCATGATTCGTGTGCCTCCACTTCTTGGGTGTCCCAATCGCCGTAGTCCTTCGATGCGTGAATCCTACCATCCCAATATGCTTGGATGGCATCCTCCTCACTCTCTGCCTCTATCATGTATGTTATGTCGACTGTTGCTATCACCTCGTACTGTGGCATGATTATTCCTCCTCCGTCTCAAACTCTTCATCAAGACACACTATGCAAAGAGCAATCAAGTCGTTGACCTTGGAACTTCCCATTGGTTCCCTCTTGTGCTTCTTTAGCAGGTCTAGTATCACAGCACCGTCCCTCAACGGAAGCCTAACTGCGACAGCCCTTATCAAATCGTAGCAACGACTGTCTTGTAATGGCATACCTGCTGACATCATTCTGCCTCACCTCTCGCCTCTGCGACCTTCTGAGCCAACTCATCTAGGTCGATGAACGAAGCAAGTTGCTCCAAGTCGATGTTACTAGCCACCGCATCTTCATCCACGTTGTGTGCAATGTCATCTGTGTCCATGTGCTCAGCGACTGTCGCTGCACAGACATAGTCAGCGATGTCAGACTCCGAGAAGTACTGAGCCAAGTCGCTTCCATCCCAATAGTCCGTTGGGTCGAAGGACAGGTAGTCCGACAATGTCGAATAGCAGAGATTACTTGCTATGTCCTCGTAGTCCATGCTCTCAGCGATATCTGATGCATCAATGTCCATGTCCGATAGCAGTTGTTGCAGAGCGCCGACTGCTTTCGTCTCCAATTTGTTGGCTAGTACCTGTATGACATTATCTGTGTCACCTACTTCCTTGATTGCCTTCTCGACTCTCTGCAGAATCACCTCTTCGTTCAAATCAGTCTCTTGCAAGAGGCCTTTGGTGAACTTGTTGTAGTCAATCTCTAGGAGACTTATCATCTGAGACACGATAGACTTGGTCAGGCTGACTTTCGTCTGGTCTTGGGTAGCGGCTATTAACTTCGCCTGCTTTATCTCAAGACAAGCATCGTTGTACAATGACACGGTCTTCTCCAATGCAGCAGTTACATTTGACAGCGTGCCTTTCAGCCCCTCTATCTCGTTCTTGAGAATCTCCAACTCCTTGTTGGTGTCTATGTCACTCTTGTCGATACCCTCTTTCAACTCCGGCATCATGTCCTTGAGCGTCTCGATTAGATTGCTGTCTTCGCTCATGCATTCACCTCAAGAGTACCGTCTGCCTCCAATAGCCTGATTACCAGCACGGCCAATGATTCATGGCTCATTCTCAGCAATTTGGCATATTCCTCGTTCGTTCTTTCATTTCCAAAATTTCTTTTCCTTTCTTTTTCCATTTTTTCTTCCTCCTCAAATAAATGAGTATTCATCATCGTCCCAATCATCCCAATCTGACACATCGTAGTTTTCCAGAGGATGCTCTTTTTGCTTCTTCTCTATTTCAGCGTCTATCTCGGCATCCGTCAGCCCGAGTTCAAGCAACCCCTCTCGGATTTCCTTGTCATCGACAACACCCTGCTCATCTATGAGGTCGTCTAGGTCGAGGTCAATTTTCGCTGCCTTAGCCTTGTTCTGGTCTCTCAGATTGCCTATCTTGTACGCATGGTTGGGGCTAAGCCCCTCCACTATCGTGTAGAGATTGTCCTCTGAGGCAAAATCACCGTAAGTAGTGCTGCTCATGTCTACCTTCTGTATTTCAACGACATTGGTAGTTACTGCCTCTAATCTATCTACCAACTCCATGCCTGAAGCGGAGACACAGGAAGGGCAGGCTCTGACTGCCTCGCTCTTGCCCTTAGAATCAGACCTGAATGCTACGCAAAGCCTGTCGGGAGACGTGCTAACATCGCAGAAGTGGCACTTGGCCCATTGCTTCCCACCTGTCTCTTGCCTCTTGGAGTAGTCTATGAACCTGAAGTCCTTTACTAATTCACAAGTCGTTGCCTCGTCTATGACTACAAGCACGTTATCGGCAGTTGGGTTCTTGAGTTCGTCCTTCAAGTTCCTGAGCAATTTTCCTCGTACGCTGTTCTTGCCGTTCTTGGACATAAGCCTGTCTAGAATCTTGCGCCACGTGTCCCCATGCATCTTCTCCATCAGCGCCTCGGACAGGACACCTAGTTGGTATGCGCTGACATCCGAGCAGACATCAAGAGTGGACAGGCATAACTGATACGAATGAATGTCCGACAAGAAATGCCTCTTTACTGCGAACTCCGTGATGTCCTGCATGTGCCCGTTGCAGCAGTGGTCATAGCATAGGTCGCCTTCCTTGATTTCGTGGTTTTCCTCGTCCTCCCACATCACAAGGTCGCATTCATCACACTCAAGCAAACTCCTATTAGAACTAGTGCTCTTGACAATAGTGGTAGTCGAAGTGCTCTTCTTGGTAGTGGTTCCGTACCCTCCTTTGTGAAAGGAAAGAATGTCACCTACCGGGATGCCACACATCTGGGCAACGTACACTTGCTGCTTGTCAGCCTCAACAGCCTTGTTGCAGTAGTGGGTTCGTATCTCTGAGATGAGGGCGTTGGCGTCAGGCCAAGCCTTCCTCTCTTCCTCGGTCGCTAGGTGCCATCGGAGACAGGCTAATTGAATGCCTGTCCTACCGTGTCCTCCCATGCACATGGCATGGACTCTCGTGATTCCCTGTTCCCTGAGGTCTATCGCTAGAGCCTCCCAGAAATCAACGTCACAATCCCTAGGGACATTGTAGTCAGGGAAGTCCATTTCCAGAACTGCTGGTGGCTGTCTCTCTGATAGCACTTGCATGCACTTCCAGCCTTCCATGTTCTTGCCCTTGGTGTCCACTTTGAGTTGGCTATACCCCTTCTTGACCTCGTTGTCTGGCCCCATTGCGAACTCCGGTAGTGGATTCATCTTCCACCATCCACCTCCACGGCTGCTGCCTCCAGCATATACCTCGATGCCATCGTGAGTAGTGAAAACCAGAGGATTGCCCCAATGGCACTCAGTTGCCTCGCTCTTGTAGGAACTGTAAGTCGTGTAACCCTGCGTGTAGGTCATATCAAGTCCTCCATGAAATTGACTCCGTCATCAACGCAGTTGATTACCGTCTGGTCTATGCCGAGGAACGCCTCTGTTTCCTTCAAGACTCTAATAAGTAGATTCTTGTGCTTCTTCTTGACGCTCTTGATGTTCTCCTTGCCTACTTCCCACGCCTCGAAGAGAACGGGGAATGGGTAGTCATCGAAGGGTATCGAACTGTTCTCGTTGTACTGAGTCATCAGTATGTTCAGCAGCATTGCGGCTGGTACCATGTTCACTCCTCCTCCTGTGAGGAGAAACCTTCACCATAGTAGCGACTGCATAGCCATGCCATGAACCACTCTCCTCTCATCTCTGGGTAATTCATCCCCCCTGTCTTCTTCGCAGGCTCAAGGTGACTGAATGCAATCAGCATCTTGTTGTCCTCCGAACCGACTCGGAACTCCAGCATCTTGACATCCTTGCCTGTGTTGTCAATACCATCGACGACTCCTCTGAAGTCCATGATGGCATAGTCAGTACTCTTGCTGGCTAATGACTCAACCGATGCTTGTGTGTCAGCCATTACCTTCGCCCCTAGGTTTTTCACATTGTTCTCGTCAATGGAACCATGCGCCAATGCTAGGTTGAATGCTACTCCATAGCCTCTCATAGCATTGTCTCCAAGTTGGATGAACGGGGTACCCAATTCCTCCTTTATGTCCGAGTGAAGTCCAGCGACATCCGCACAGTTGAACTGCACGTGCAGTTTTCCTGACTGTGCCATCGTTGATGTCTTCACTCTGAAAGAGGGCGCTGGGCCGTCTTGCATAGCACCTTCTTCCCATTCCCAGACCCCATCAGCGGGGCTATCTGGGGGCATTATCTCGTATTTCTTCATGTTTTTCACAATCTCTTCTTTTATGTTCATTGTATTACCTCCTTGACAAACTCTATGTCGAATTCATTCAAGAGAATTTCAAAGGCCTGCAAATTAGTCATGTTGGCAAAGTGGTAGGATGACCCATGTGTGTTCAGTTTGCCGTATTGCAAAGCGGTAATTCTAGACTCTATGACTTGAGTCAAAGCGCTAGTGTAGATATCTATTGACCATCCCATTTGGTCATCGCTAGTTTTGCTTGAGTGGTACCTGAGGTCACTAGGGTGCTCTTTGAATGTCACTCCCATCATATTACCAGAGATAGAAGTGTAACCTTGCAGTATTGCATCATCACCAAGCCTGTCTAGCACTTGCCCTACGATATCCAACCATTCGTAGTCTATCGGGCCACCTAGCCCGTCTGTCCTTATCTCCTTCAAGTCTCTAATCAATGTGGATGTCGAGAACCCTAGAAGCCTCCGCTCTAGAATTTTTAGAAGTTCTATGTACGTGGGTTGTGCGTAGACAACGTCCGCCGTACCTGCTTGCTTGAATCGTATGGGGGCAGGCAAGTCCAAGTCTGCGAACAGATTCTCGTCAATGGACAACTCGTAAGGCTGACCACTTTCGATTATATCTCTTTTCTCCTCGGTGAATACAGTCGCATTTATGTCGTGAATGTTCATGTTTGCGTTCTTTATCTGGTAGTGGAATAGTTTGCTCATCCACTCTTCTTCGTATATCCCATCCTTCTGGATAATCTGGCCAACACTCATCCCGCTTGTCTGAACTATGTCCTTGCCATTCTTGAAGGCCGCCATCGTTGGTGAGTTGGAAAGGTGCATGAACTGATTCTCTGGCAAAGCAGGTATGATATGGAATAGTTTAGTCAGTCCTTTTATATCGGAGGCAGCCAGACCATGCTGATGCAATACGGTCATCTCCTTGCATGCTGGTTTGTTGCAACCAGACCAGCCACAGTTTCCTGTGTAATGGAAGTCTGTCACTCCATCCATGCAACCGCATTCAGTTGAGTCACAATCCTCGCAGTAGGCGAATGTCTCGGAGTATTGCATGAAATTATTCATGGCTTTCAATACCATCGGCTGTTCAAGAGCCTCGCATAGAGTGTCCTCAATGCCGATGTTCCTCATGGCCTCGTACGCTTCTGGTATTGCCTTTTCATAGGCAGATAGGATATTCCTGTAGTCTTCAAAGAGCGGGGCGTAAAACTCCTCTAGGGTCTTTGATACCTTCTCTGGCTCTTCTACGCAGAACTTGTAAAAGCGGTAATGGAATCCAGCGGCCACTATATACTGCCACTCGATACGCCTGAGGTCTGGGTGGTTGGAAGTACCTATATCGAAGAATTTCTTGTCTGAGATGAACTTGTTGAAAAAGAACGAGCAGTTATGGACGGCATTCTCCAAGATATTGACCTTGCCAAGCACCTCTTTCAGAGACCCATCTCCATGCTGGAACTCCTGCATGGCAATGGCAGCGTCCAGCCCCTTCTGCACGGATTCGGCATACTTCTGCCCACCATAGGAACCTGCCCATGAAGGCTCTGTGAATATTCTCTTGTATGCTGACATGAAGTCAATCATGTTATCTAGCCCGACCTCGGTATTCCTGAGCAACCCATAGTACCATCCTCTAGTCTTCCACTCCTGTGATGGATGGCCTGCGCTGTGGATTGCAGTAGTGGTGAATATGTGTATGAGTCCATGTATAGGTGCAAATTTTGCCTTTGCGCCTAGGTATGCGTGTCTCCCTTCACCGATAGCAACAGCGAGAGTGGCCTTGAGAATCCACATCGAGTAGACTCCTGCTAGATATGCCTCGAACCTAGCATCGTTCTTGGGGCCAGACATGTAACTGTGCAGGAATTGAGATAGTGCTTGGTTCTGATACTGCCAATACCTGTCTCCGTCTCGAAGGCCCATGCCATAGTACTCCTTGACGCTCGATGGTTCCCATGGCTGTGATTCCACATCGACTAGGTCAGTCACCCAACCCTGTATCTCAGTCCATGTTGTCCCATTCGACTTGACAGGACAGTAGATTACAGGTATGCCCCATTGAATCCCGACTCCACCAACGTGGGCGTTAGGTGATGCGCTTGGGGCATAGACCACCAAGCCTTTGGGGACATCTCCTGCCTCTGCCATCTGCTCTAATGCTATGCAGTCCTTCAAATCCCCTGCGCCGACATCCAAGGACGTCTCCTGAACAACAGTCCCCTGTGGGACATTGCCTCGAATCTCCATCGGCTCACCATCTATCATAGGTGGAGAGACAAGAGGCTGCTTCTCCTCATGCAAACCACGTATCTGTGTGATTATCGGCCTTGACTCGTAAGTAATCTTAGCGTCCTGCATGAGCGACTTGATATGAGATGGCATACTCAATCCTTGTCTCTTCTGCCATACGAACTCCAACTCATGGTGTTTCATGCCGTCATCTAGTTTCATGCTACTGACATTTGATTTGATAGCACCTGCGAGTAGTGGGTTGAGAGTCAAATAGATGTTACTGCCTCCTCCTGCGGTGACACCGTCATGTGTAGGCCCTACGACTATCGTGTCGTGGCCCTTGACCAAGACTCCAGAGCAAGCGGGTTCAATGAACCTCATGACGCACAAGCACCCCTGAGGGTCGTAGTCCGGGTGAGTGTTGTCAAGCATCTTCTCCGCTAGGTAACTGAGGCCGTCCCTCAATTCGACAGGGGTGTGCGCTCTTACATTCTCCAATGCACCCGGCCTAGGTGAAGCGGGACACGTCCTAATGAACAGGCCTCTCTGGAATAAGGTGGTTGCCGACGCTCTGAAACAGACGGTAATGCTCTGCAGCAATTCTCCTATGTCGACTTCCAATGCCTCCGACAATGACACGAACAGAGACTGCTCTGTGTTCCAATGCAGGAAGGTGTCTCCTAGAGGGTTGCTCATACCAATCTTCTGAATTCCTCTAGCCTTCTGCGACTTTCGCAACTCCTTGGTATCCTGTGACCAATAGAGCATAGAGGTGACTATGTTTATTGGTTTAGATGGAATGTTCCCGTCTGCGAGTGCATCGGTGAGTGACCTACCCATAGCGGTGTAATCTGGTTCTCCACCATCCATGTGGTTACTGATGAACTTGACAATCTCCGTGTTGATTGACACAGGCAGTTTCCCGTCTCGTAGCATCTCCATCGTCTGGTCGAACACTACCGAAGACAGTAGTTGGATGAGCAATTTGCTCAAGTCAGGGTGAGAATCTCCTGAGACTTCCTCTATCTCCCTTGCTAGAGTGTGAATGTCCTTCTTCACAGATGGTTTGAAAGACATGATGACCTTGTCAGCGGCCAATGCACGACCGAGTATCCCTACGTCTCTCAAAGTGACGAGGCAGTCACTCAGTAGATTCTTGGAGGCTCGTAGTAATGGCAATGTGTCCTTGCTCTGCTGTTTGAATCTGTCAGCACCTTCATGAGTAACGGCGTACAACTGCCTACCCAAATCGCCTAGCCTCACGTCCTGCGCTTCGAGCATCGGCTGGAACAAATCGTCAATCAACGATTCTAGGTTCTCCTTCTCTGCAAGGGAGTCAAACTTCCCTTGATATAGAGCGTTCATTATTTCGTCTACTTTGTCATTTATTTCTGCTGTCATTGTATCACCTCTCGGTAGTAATCTCTAATTATGTCCCCAATGTCTTCCCTGCCTTGCAGGTCGAATGTCTCTGCTAGTCCTATCCTGTTGTCGTGTGGGCTTATCCCACTCTCTGGTGTGACGTATGTGCCACTCCAGATTGGTATGTCACCATGTACTCCCTCTACTGCATGTGCAAACTCGGAGAGCATCAGATAGATGGGTGTGTAACCGATTCTCTCTATCACTTCTCTGCACTCTGGGTCTAGCACCTTCTGCCTGTAACCAAGCATGGTTGTCTCTGGCTCTATACCCTCTGCTGCACACCATTCTAGGTAGGCTGCGGGTATTTCCGTTCGATAGTACATCGTACTGTCATGCCTCACACCTGCCTCCCGAGTGTCTAGGAAGTGCCAATCACCTTGTGCCTCGAATGCGAAGAGCAACGTGTCACTCCTGCCATCGACCTTGACGAGGTAGTGGTCTTTGCCTAGTAGATGACTGTAGGTCATTTTGTTGCCCTCCGCATCGAATAGTGGTGTGGAACTACCGTGAGTGTAATGCTCACCACGATGGGAGAGTGCTCTCTCGAGCATGATGTTCGCTCTCTTCTCTCCCGCAGTAGCCCTACTCCATCTGGACAGGGTCATGTCGTACAAGGGCCAAGCATACTGCACCGTCTTGAGTATGCTAGGGCCAGAGTCGTTCGTGCTCTCCTTCATGTGAGTGTAGACCTTGTTACCACCTGCTATGCTCTTGAGTTCGGTGGCACGTAGGTTGATGATTTGCTCTAGTTCGTCCTCTGTGGCACGCTCTGGGAATGTCTCCCTGTTCACTACGATTGCATAGTGCCTGAATGCGTACTCGAAGAGCCATTGTCTGACGTAGTACCTGTCCCACTTGGAGAGGTTCGTCTCTCCTGCGACGTTCCCGTACTCGTAGACGAGATGGTCTATCCTCTTGAAT